GCTTTGGTAACATCACCACTTCCTCTGCTGGTGAGCATTCCATTCCTTTGACTCCCCGTCTGCCCGGTGCAACAGCTTTGCCTACCGCTACAGCATCTCCTTTGATGGTGATTGCTCGTATGGGTCGCTTGCTGGATCAACAGTTTGTTGACTCTGGTGGTCGTTGGTTGGTGGTTGATCCTATCTTCATCGAAATGCTGAAGGACGAAGACAGCCGTTTGTTGAATGGTGACTTTGGTGGTTCTGGTTTGCAGAACGGCTTGGTCATTAACAACTTGCATGGCTTCCGTGTATATGTTTCTAACAACCTACCTAAAGTTGGTACTGGTGCTGGTACTGCAGGTACTGCAAACCAAAACACTGACTTTGGTGTGATTGTTGCTGGTCATGACTCTGCTGTTGCAACTGCTCAGCAAATCACTAAGACCGAGACATATCGTGATCCAGACAGCTTCGCTGACATCGTGCGTGGTATGCATCTTTATGGTCGCAAAATCTTGCGTCCTGAAGGCATCGTCACTGCTAAATACAACGCTGCTTAAGGAGAACGATAATGGCAACTGTTACAACTTTGGCTGGTTCAGCCTCCGCTGGTCGCACCGCTGGTGCTATCCCTTACTTGGTCGATGTTACTATTGACTTCGCTGCCGCAGCTACAGCTAAAGGTTCTGCCTTGGCTGCTGCTGACGTTATTGAGTGTATCAATGTTCCCGCCAACACCCTCATCTTGAATGCTGGTTTTGAAGTTATCACCGTTTTGGGTGGTGAGTCAAACGATACAGCTCTTGACTTGGGTGTTACTGGTGTAGACGCTGACGTATTCGTTGATGGCTTTGATGGTGATGCTGCTGCTGCTGGTGCTTATGCCCAGAACGCTGCTGCTTTCCAGCCAGTAGTGATTGCTACTGCTGACACTATCGACTTGCTCATCCAAGCTGCTACTACTGCTCCCACCTCTGGTGAGTTGCGTGTGTGGGCTGTCTTGATGAATGTTGATGGTCGCCCAGCTCGTGCTTCCGTTGACCGTGAGCAACTGGCCTAATAGCTAGTTAATACTGGGAGGGGCTTAACCGCCTCTCCCTTTTATTGTTTAAAAATTATGTCTACATTTATTTCTTTAACAAATGAATTGCTGCGAAGAATGGGGGAGGTTGTTTTAGACACCACCGAATTCGCTGGAGCTAGAAACATTCAAGCTCTAGCCAAGAATGCTATCAATTCATCTATTAGAGAATTGATGCATGGTGCTCAAGAATGGCCCTTTGCTCTTACTACTTATACACAAACAATGACAGCGGGTACGGGAACATATTCCTTCCCCGCTGATTTGTCTAGTGTTGATTGGGAAAGTTTCTATCTCAAGCAGCTAACAGCAGCAAATAATGATCCGGCTCGTTTACCTGTTCTTACATATGTTGACTACTTAGACAACTATCGTCCCGGTGAAGATGTAAATGGCACTGGAGGCCGTGGTCCTTCTATTGCTGTTTATCAAACACAAGAAGCTAAGTTTGGTGTGACTCCAAAACCCGATCAGGCTTATGAGATTGAGTATAAGTATTGGTCTTTTCCTGCTGCCCTGTCTGCTGATACAGACGTAGCTATTATTCCTGATAGGTTTAATGGTGTGTTGCTTGATGGTGCTATGTTCTACATGCTTATGTTCAGATCTAATGAACAGGGAGCAACAATGTATAAAGAAAAGTTTGAGACAGGTATCAGAACAATGCGTAGGCTTTTGTTAGATGAGCCTTTGTATATGCGTTCAACAATGATTGTTAAGCCTTCCTTTAATCCAAGAGTGTTTTAATGGCAGACAGAATTAGTGGCTTTAAGGTTACATGTATTGGTGGAATGAACACCAATAGGGATGTACTATCTCAAGGTGAGATATATCAAGGGTCAGCCACACAGCTAATTAATTATGAGCCAGCTATTACTGGCGGCTATAGACGGATTAGTGGATATGCTAATAGTTATGGAACTGTAACTGGCACAGGTAGTGTACTTGGTGTTATGGTTTCAGAGAGTTTAAATGATGGCATCTTTGCTTGTCGCAAACCCTCTGCTGGTACAAATTACTTTTATAAGTGGGTAGCTTCTTCTTCCACTTGGTCAGCCATTACAACTCCAGCAGGTGTTACAATGGTGGGAGTTAAGAAGGTTAGGTTTACTAGATTTAATTGGGGTGCTCCTAAGATTGCATTAACTGATGGAATCAATCCGGCTGCTGTGTATGATGGAACTACCTATACACAAATTACAGATGCTAATGCTCCTAATAGTCCTAAGTATTCTGCTGCCTTTAAGAATCATTTGTTCTTAGCTGGTGATACAACAGATCCTTACAACTTATATATTTCTTCTCCTTTGGCAGAGACAAACTTTAATCCAGCAAATGGTGCTGCTGTTATCAATGTAGGTTTTGAAATTGTTCAGATTAAACAGTTTAGAGATACGTTGTACATCTTTGGTAAGAATGCCATTAAGAGTTTGACAGGAACTAACATTGCTGACTTTGTGGTTGGTGAAGTGACAACAAATTTAGGTTGTGTTGTTCCAGATAGTGTGATAGAACTGGGTGGCAGTTTAGTGTTCCTTGGTCCTGATGGTTTTAGACCAGTGGCTGGAACAAGTAAGATTGGTGATGTGGAATTGGAAACAATTTCAAAACAAATTCAATTCACCATTACATCAATCTTACAAGAACTTGTAGCTGGTTCTATTGATCCAGAAACACTAAGCTCTGTAGTGCTTCGTAAGAAGTCACAGTTTAGATTGTTCTTACCAGCCGAAGGAACCTTTGGTTTGTTAGGTGGTCTTAGGGCCAGCGAAGGTGGTGTGTCTTTTGAGTATAGTCAGCTTTTTGGCTTTCCAGCTACATGTGCTTCTAGTGGATATGTTGGTGTAGATGAGATTGTTATTCATGGGGACTCTACTGGTAAGGTGTATAAACAAGAGACAGGAAGTTCTTTTAATAGTACAGAAATCCTGAGTGTTTACCAAACACCTTTCTACTATTTTCAAGATCCTTCAATCCGTAAAAACTTCTATAACATCTCTACATTCTTGCGTAGTGAGGGATCGACTAGTATTGTGATGGGTGTGTCGTATGACTTTGATGACTCTGTTAATGTCTTCAATCCAGCCAACTATAACATTTTAACAACTGGTGCTGCTGCTTATTACAATGAAGCCATCTATGATGCTTCAGCAATTTACGATGGTAATCCATCACCAGTAGAGAAAACAAACATTGAAGGCTCTGGATTCTCCATTGCTTTCAAATATGTGACTAATGATCAGAATGCTAGTCACACAATTCAGGGCTTGGTCTTGAATTATTCGATGAATGACAGACGCTAAGGGGAAACTAAATGGCAGGTTATGTAAGACAGTCGGCTGCTGATATTGTACCAACGGGTGTAGTTCGTGCAGCTCCAATTAACAATGAGCTTAATGCTCTGCGTGATGCTTTTGCTACTGCTGCTGGTCATAGACATGATGGCACTGCTGCTGAGGGTCATCCTGTTCCTGTTATTGGAGATGCTGACTTATTAAACAAGATTGCTACAGACACTAGTAATAATAGACATGGTGTGTTTGTTGAAGTAGCTGCTGCTGCTGTTGAGCAGGTACGCTTTCAAGATGGTGCTATTGTTCCAGTAACAGATAATGACATTGACTTAGGCACTAGCTCCTTAGAATTTAAAGACTTACACATTGATGGCACAGCCAACATTGACAGCTTAGTTGCTGACACTGCTGACATTAATGGTGGAACAGTTGATGCTGCTGTGATTGGTGCAAGCACCGCTGCTGCTGGTACATTCACTGCCCTCACTGCCAACACCTCTTTAGTTGCAGCCACTGCTGACATCAATGCAGGTACTATTGATGGTGCTGTGATTGGTGGCTCTTCTGCTTTAGCCATCACAGGCACTACAGTTACAGCCACCACTGGCTTTGTTGGTAGTCTTACTGGTGCTGTCACTGGTAACACTGCAGGAACACACACTGGTGCTGTTGTTGGTAATGTTACAGGAAACTTAACAGGTAATGTTACAGCCTCTACAGGCACATCAACATTCAATGATGTCACCATCAATGGTGGTTTGAACATGGATGCTGGCACTGCTGCCACCATCACCAACTTAACTTCTCCTACAAACTCTGGCGATGCAGCTACCAAAGGCTATGTTGACACAGCAGATGCTCTTAAGCTTAATCTGTCTGGTGGCACAATGTCTGGTGTCATAGCTATGGGTACTAGCAAGATCACTGGACTAGGTGACCCAACTCTTGCACAAGATGCTGCCACTAAAACTTATGTTGATACATCTATCAGCAACTTAGTAGCTGCTGCTCCCGGAGCGTTAGACACTCTGGATGAACTTGCTGCTGCTTTAGGTGATGATGCCAACTTTGCCACCACAGTTACCAACTCCATTGCAACTAAACTAGCACTTGCTGGTGGCACTATGAGTGGTGCTATTGCAATGGGTACTAGTAAAATTACTGGTTTAGGAAATCCAACTCTTGCACAAGATGCAGCTACTAAAACTTATGTTGATACAGCAGATGCATTAAAACTAGATCTTGCTGGTGGCACTATGAGTGGTGCTATCGCTATGGGTACTTCTAAGATTACAGGTCTTGGCAATCCCACAGCAAATCAAGATGCTGCTACTAAAACCTATGTAGACACTGCCGATGCATTGAAGCTGAACTTATCAGGTGGCACAATGTCTGGAGCCATTGCGATGGGTACTTCCAAGATTACAGGCTTGGGTACTCCAACAGATAATGCTGATGCTACAACTAAATTGTATGTTGATGGCATCTTAGGCTCTGCCACTGCTGCTGCTGCTTCAGCTTCTGCTGCAGCCACCTCTGCTTCTAATGCTGCCACTAGTGCAAGCAATGCTTCTACATCAGCATCTAATGCTTCTAGCTCTGCCTCTGCTGCTTCTACATCAGCTACAAATGCTGCTGCTAGTTATGACAGTTTTGATGATCGTTACTTAGGAAGCAAAGCTTCTGCTCCTTCTGTTGACAATGATGGCAATACTCTTTTAGTTGGTGCATTGTATTGGAACAGCACAAGCAATGAGTTGTATTTGTGGACTGGCTCAGCATGGACTCAGGCAGCTTTGACTGCTGGTAGCTTTGCTACTTTGACAGGCACTGAAACCCTGACAAACAAAACTCTTACAAGCCCAATATTAACAACCCCTCAGTTGGGTACTCCCTCTAGTGGTACTGTAACAAATTTAACTGGTACAGCCTCTATTAACATCAACGGCACTGTGGGTGCTACTACAGCTACTACTGGTGCGTTCACTTCACTTACAGCATCTACAACTCTTGGAGTAACTGGTGTATCCACCTTAACTGGTGGTGCAGTTGTTCAAGGTTTAACTGTTGGTCTTGGTGCAGGTGCTTTGGCTACCAATACTGCGGTGGGTGTTAGTGCTTTGCAAGCAAGCAATAGTGGCACTGGTAGAAATACAAGCGTAGGTTATCAGGCGGGGTTTAACAACACTACGGGCAATAAAAACACATTTTTAGGGATGTATACAGGTTTTGAAGTAAGCACGGGCGTAGAAAACACATATGTTGGATATGCCACTGGGCCAAATGGAATTGCATCTACAGGTTCATATAACACTGGTTTGGGTTCGCAAGCACTCTACTCTAACACCACAGCCGCTAACAACGTAGCTGTTGGTTATCAGGCAGGGTATAGTAATACAACTGGTGGCGTAACTGCTTTTGGTTATGGGGCTTTGTATAGCAACACAACTGGTGCGGCAAACATTGCCGTTGGTTTAAACACACTTCGTCTAAACACTACTGGTAGTTACAACGTAGCTATCGGGCAAGGTGGTAACAACACTGCGCTTGCTTCAAACACCACAGGCTCAGGCAATGTGGCTATTGGTGGAGATGCTTTATCTTCAAATACAACAGCCTCCAACAACACTGCGGTAGGGTCTGGGGCGGCTTACTATAATACAACTGGCGCATTTATAACTGCCGTTGGTTATGCGTCTTTAAATGCAAATACTACAGGTTCGCAAAACACTGCTGTTGGTCACACATCATTAAATGCCAACACCACGGGCGTAAGAAATGCCGCTTTTGGAGATGTTTCTTTAAGAGTCAATACAACTGGAAGCGATAACCTTGCAGTTGGAAGTAATGCAATGTACACAAACACCACTGGCTCAAGCAATACTGCCATTGGTTCACAATCTTTACAAGCCAACACCACAGCAAATTCCAACACCGCTGTTGGGTATCAATCTGCATATACAAACTCAACAGGCGCAAACATTACGGCTATTGGTTATGGTGCTTTGTATACCAACAATGCCAATAACAACACGGCTCTTGGTAAATACGCTGGTTACAGCAATACAACTGGTAATGCCAACGTATTTATTGGTTCTGAGTCTGCCGCATCAGGTTTTGCCGCTGGTTATTTAAACACGACTGGTTCAAACAACGTAGCAGTTGGTGCTAATGCACTTTCCAACAACACCACAGCATCTGCTAACACCGCTGTTGGTTATCAGGCACTTAAAGCCAACACCACAGCCATTAACAACACGGCATTGGGTGCATTAGCATTACAAGCCAACACCACAGGCAACTACAACACAGCCAGTGGGCATGGCGCACTCTACTTCAACACCACAGGCGTACAGAACACAGCCAATGGGTTGGGAGCACTTGAGGGCAACACCACAGGTAACAATAACACAGCCATGGGGTTTCAAGCACTCCTCAACAGCACTACAGCATCAAACAATACGGCAGTTGGTTATCATGCGGGGTATGCTAATACAACGGGAACAGGGCAAACTGCACTTGGCTATCTAGCGTTGTATTCAGCAACCACAGGCTCATACAACACTGTTGTTGGTGAGCGTTCTGCTTATAGCATGACCACTGGTGAGCGAAATGTTGCGTTAGGCTACACATCTTTGTACAGCAACAATACAGGTGTTAGAAACATTTCTATTGGTATGTCTGCTATGGAGGCAAACACAAGTGGTAGCTACAACATAGCTATAGGTTATCAAGCCCTTGCAACTAACACCACAGCAAATAGCAACACTGCCGTAGGTTATCAGGCGGCTTATGCTAATACAACGGGGGACAGAAATACGGCTCTTGGGTGGACAACGCTAGATGCTAACACCACAGGAAATTACAATACTGCACTGGGTGCAGAAGCGTTAGGGACAAATACCACAGGAGGTAGCAATACTGCGGTTGGATTGCAGGCACTTATTACAAATAGCACTGGGTCAAACAATACTTCGGTTGGTTTTCAATCTTTACCAAACAGTACCACAGCCTCAGACAACACGGCTGTAGGTTATCAGGCGGGGAACAGTAATACTACTGGCAATTATTTAGTTGCATTAGGACATGAAGCACTTCTCTCCAATACCACTGGTGCTAGAAACGTTGCACTAGGAAAAAGCGCACTTCGTAGCAATACTACTGGAACGTCAAATATTGGTATTGGGTATGGCACTGGTGTCAGTGTAACCACAGGTCTTGCAAATACATTTGTTGGAAATGATTGGTCTGGAGTTTGGGGTGCTTGTGGTGAACTTGTTACCACTGGAAGCGGAAATTCCTTTTATGGAACGGGCAGTGGTAGGGCGATGACTACTGGCTCCAAGAACACCATCATTGGCTCATACAGTGGCAACCAAGGTGGCTTAGACATTCGCACAGCAGGTAACTACATCGTGCTGTCTGATGGAGATGGTAACGCTAGACTAATTAGTGACAATAGTGGTTATATTGGCATTGGTTGTTTTGCCAGATTAGGTAATGGTGGAGTTTTTATTAGACCAAATGTTACTGAAGGTGCAGCCGAAATATCATTTAATAGAGCAGACACGGCTAATAGTAGTTTTCCTCTAACTTTTTACAATAATGCAGGTATAGTTGGTTCTATAAGTTATGCCAACACTAGTACTTCTTTTAACACTTCATCTGACTACCGCCTGAAGAACACCATTGCACCAATGACAGGTGCATTGGCTAAAGTAGCATTGCTCAAGCCTTGCACATACAAGTGGAATGTTGATGGCTCAAACGGGCAGGGTTTTATCGCCCACGAACTTGCTGAAGTTGTGCCTCAATGCGTAACAGGTCAAAAAGATGCAGTAGATGCTGATGGCAGTCCTAATTACCAAGGCATTGATACATCATTCTTGGTGGCTACATTGACTGCGGCTATCCAAGAACAACAAGCAATCATTGAATCACTCAAGGCACGTTTGGATGCCGCTAATCTTTAAACTTAAAGGAAACTAAAATGACTATCGAAACTCAAACTCTCACAGCAGAACAAATTGCTAAGCACTACAGTGCAGCAATGGACTCAGTAAACCTGATCAATGCAGGTAAACCAGAACTCATGACTGCCGAAGACTGGGCTGATTGCTTGTCACGCAACAAAGAGCATCTGACAATCATGTTGGCTAAAGACTTTTGGACAACAGAAAACCTTGCACCATTGCAAGCCGCTTCTGCATAATCATGGCTGATGAAGTAACACACACACAGATTTATGAGCGTCTGTGCGCTGTTGAAGCTAAGGTTGATAACTTAGATAAGAACACACAAGCAGTGGTGACAGCATTCAATGCTGCTTCTGGTGCTTTTGTTGTTCTTGAATGGCTTGCTAGAGCAGTGAAGCCCATCTTAATTATTGGTGCTTTCTGTGGGGCTATATGGCTGGCTATAGAAAACAAGCTGCATCAGTAATACTTTTATTATTAATATCTTTCCCTATCGGGTCCAAAGAGGAGAAATATAGATGTGTCCGATGGACATGGACTGGAGATGTGTATAACAGAAAAGTTGTATGCATTGAATGGAAAAAGGTTGAGCGATGATTGATCCTATCACCGCCCTAGCTGGCATACAGAGTGCTATCAGCATGGTCAAGAAGGCCAGTGCTGTGGCATCTGATCTTGGGTCTTTAGCCCCAATGATTGGAAAGTTATTTGACGCTAAATCAACTGCCACTAAAGCTCTGATTGAAACGAAGAAGGGTAAAGGTTCCAACATGGGAACTGCTCTTCAGATTGAGATGGCACTTGAACAAGCCAGAGCTTTTGAGGAAGAGCTGAAGATGCTCTTCATGACAACAGGCAAGATTGATGTTTGGAATAAGATTAAAGCCCGTCAAGAACAAATGGATGTTGATGATGCAAGAGAGCTTCGCTCTTTAGAGAGAGCAGAGAAGAAGGCTAAACAAAAAGAACAAGAGATGAATGAACTAGGAATTATTCTTGGTGGTTGTGCTTTTGTTTTGTTCTTGGTTGGAATTGGTATTTATGAGTTGATGGAGTTCTGTGAAGCCACTAGAAGGTGTGGGCGGTGAACATTGAGAGAACATCGTGAACGAATATCAGAAGACCTTCGACTTATGTATAAAAATATTTGTCTATGGGTGTGTGGCTCTGTACTTCTTAGGCTTCCTGAAGTTCTTGCCTGATGATTTGTCTGACAAGATTGTGAACTTGTTATTAGGAAAGGTTGGCTTATGAAAGTAACACC